TGCGCAAGAAAGCTACACCGACTGGACACCTCAAGCTACGAACCAAGCAGGTAGTTATCGCCTGTCGCACGGCTCACAAATTATTGGTGCGTTGCAGACTCGTCAGGAAATCCTAATCTGGACGGACGCGGCGATCTACTCTATGCAGTACCTCGGGCCACCGTTTGTCTGGGGCTTCACACTGCTGGCGGACAACATCTCCATCGTGTCGCAGAATGCTATGGCAACCGCAGCGGGCGTGGTGTACTGGATGGGGGTTGATAAGTTCTACGTCTACTCTGGTCGGGTTGAGACGCTGCCAAGTGCAGTGCGTACGTTCGTCTATCAGGACATCAACCGGGATCAGTTTGCGCAAATTCAAGCTGGCACTAACGAAGGCTACTCTGAAATCTGGTGGTTCTACTGCTCCGCTAACTCAAACGTCATCGACCGCTATGTGATCTTTAATTACCTTGACCGTGTGTGGTACTACGGAAATATGGGGCGCACTGCTTGGTTAGATTCGCCATTACGTGAATATCCGATGGCTGCTGGTCTGGATGACCGCCTGTACTTCCACGAGCTAGGTGTGGATGACGGCACTACTAACCCACCAAGCCCAATCAATGCGTATGTGCAGTCCTCAGACTTTGATATTGGCGATGGGCATAACTACGGATTCGTCTGGCGGATGATTCCTGATATTACGTTTGATGGCTCGACAACACCTAGCCCGCTATACCCACAGGTCACGATGACACTACGCCCACGCCAGAACCCCGGTTCGGCTTACAGCACATCGGCAACTGCGGGCGTTGTTTCCACAGAGTCTTATGCTGGACAGCAGACTTACAACGTGCAGGAGTTTACTGAGATTGTGTACACAAGACTGCGCGGCAGGCAGTTGGCGTTCAGGATTAGCTCAAACACTTTGGGTACTCAGTGGCAGCTAGGCGTGCCAAGAATTGATGTCAGACCTGATGGGCGCAAATGAGCACACAGATTGTCACCACAGAGTCGATCCAGCTTACGCGGACGAAAGCACCGGCACTACCGTTTGCGCCAGTTCAATACGACCGTGGGTACCACGACACACTCAACAACATCCTGCGTCAATACTTCAACACGCTGGATAACTTTATCGCGCAGCTTATGGCCTCTACAAACGGATCGTTGCCAGTCACCATCGGCGGAACAAACCTAGACGCGTTTGGTCGAGTGCGGGTAAGCAACCCGTTTACTTTGTTCGACTCCTCCCACCGGTATTCAGACAACAACCTCTGGTCAACAGATACTACAGGCACCGCCGCTGCGACGTTCAGTGCGGATGAAGGTCTGGTCAACCTAACGGTTGGCAGCGCAAGTGGTGATGAGGTAGTAAGAGAAACGATAAAAGTGTTTGCTTATCAGCCGGGTAAGAGCTTGCTGGTGATGAGTACCTTTGTTATGGGTACGGCAAAGGCTGGACTGCGTCAGCGCGTTGGGTATTACGGTTCGGCTAACGGCTTCTATATTGAGCGCGAAGGCTCAAGTGCATACTTTGTAGAGCGTAGTTCTGTAACGGGCGTCGTAACAGATACCCAAGTACCGCAAGCCGAATGGAACCAAGACACATTAGATGGTAACGGACCGTCCGGGATTACGCTTGATTTGTCCAAGTCGCAGATTCTCTACATGGACATCGAGTGGCTGGGACTGGGCACTGCGCGTATGGGGTTCATTATCGACGGGGTGTTTGTTCCAGCGCACAACTTCAACCATGCCAACCTGACTACAACGACCTACATCACTACTGCCTCACTGCCTTTGCGTTACGAGATGGCCAACACGGCAGCAACGTCAGGTGCCAGTACGCTAAAGCAAGTCTGCTCGACGGTAATCTCAGAGGGTGGCTTTGCATTAACAGGTTTACAACAGGCTATCGGTATCCCGATTACCGCCCCAATAACGCTGACTACTGCGGGCACTTACTACCCACTTGTTTCTATCCGGCTAAAGACCACCAGACTAGACGCTATTGTTGTTTTGACAGCGTTATCTATTTTGGCGTTAAGCAACAACGTGAACTACGAGTGGCGGCTTGTTGCTTCTGGCACCACGACGGGCGGTACTTGGACGAGTGCTGGGACCAATTCTGGGGTCGAATACAACATTACGGGCACGTCCTTCACCGGTGGGCGGGTCTTGGCAGCAGGATACACGCAGGGGTCGAACCAAGGCTCTACAACAGTTGATATTTTGAAAGAAGCTTTGTTTGCTAATCAGTTAGAGCGTGATGGCTTGGCTGGAACGCCTTATGAACTAACCATAATTGCTGCTGCTTCAACCAACAGTTCGACAATCCTAGCGTCTATGGACTGGGAAGAAGTTAGCCGATAACCGCATTGAAGTGCTAAACTTCTTGCAATTGACATTGAGGTGAAATCATGGCCTTTTTAGCCCCACTTGCTGGTGCTGGTGCCGCTACCGGACTTGGCGCTGCTACTGCTACCGGTGCGTTAACTACAGGTCTTTCTGCTGGCACTATTCTAGGGACAGGTGCAGCGAGTTCAGGGATTCTTGGAGGTCTTGGATTGAATGCCCTCGGGGGCATGGCTTCTACATTACCTGCTAGTGCAAGTTTGTTGGCTGCGGCTCCTGCGGCGGCTCCGGGTATTTTCAGTGCTGCTGCCCCTGCGTTGGGTGGTTTGTCAGCAGGTACCGTCATTCCCACCGTTGCAGCTAAAAGTGCTGCGACAGGTTTAGGTAGTATTTTTGCTAACGCTGCACCTGCTTTGGGCGGACTTCCTGCTGGCACAGTCATACCGGGACTTGGTTCAGGCATCACAGGTGCAGTCCCGTCACTTGCCGGTGCTGTGCAAACAATCCCTGCTGCTTCGACACCCCTTCTACAAGCCGCAGGCGCAAACCCGTTATTTGGCGCTAACCAACTTGCAGCTAGTACAAACCTTGCCAAGATGCAGGGTAGTATGTTGAACGCTATCAATCAAAATGTAGCAGGCGGGCTTGGGTCTCTTTCTCCCAGCGCATTCAACGCACCCTTAACAGAAGCGGCAAAGCTGCAAGCTATCGGCGGTGGTACTACACAAACAATAAATACGGCGTTAAATAAAGCTGCGGCGGATGCAAACATCGCCAACATGAACACCGCTGTACAAAACGCTGTCAATCAAAATGTAGCTGGTGGAGCAGCAACAACTTCTCCCGGCATGGCAGCAGGTCCAGCACCCTACACACCAGCGTCGCCCATCATTTCGGGGCAAAACTTTTTGCAGAATCTTGGGAATTTAATCAAAGACCCAAGTATGCAGGGGGCAAAAGACTACGTTAAAGAGCACCCCTACGCGACTGCAGCCGCAGGTTACGCAGCATATAACGCGTTGAAGCCAAAAGAAGCAAAACCAAAAGAGCAAGATAAGGGCATGATCCGCCCGTACGAGTTTGCTTACAATCCTAATACTGGAGCGTACGACACAAGCCCGTTAGTAGACAGTAGCGAGCGCACGTATTTCAACCCCATGTTTACGCCACTTGAACCATACAAAGCGGCAGAGGGTGGCATCATGGCTTTGGCTGTAGGTGGTCCGGTTGAAACAATGTCGGCGATGAATGCTGTGGGCGGCAACATGATGTACCCACAGGCTGGGCTACAAACGCCTATGTACAGCAACCCAATGATGCAGCGCCCCGAACCGGTTAATGTAATTTCACCAAGCGGTGATGCTGGTGTGGGCGCTTATACAGGTGAGGCTAGATTTGCTGGTGGGGGTGTATCTGATCTTGGTGGCTATTCCGATGGCGGTCGTCTATTGAAAGGACCCGGTGATGGAGTTTCGGATTCTATCCCTGCTGTTATTGGTGAGCGCCAGCCTGCTCGTCTTGCTGATGGTGAGTTTGTAATCCCGGCGCGTATTGTGTCTGAGCTTGGTAACGGATCAACCGAAGCTGGCGCACGTAAGCTCTACGCCATGATGGATCGGGTACAGAAGGCGCGGGGTAAGACGGTTGGCAAAGACAGGGTTGCAGCAAACACTAAAGCGGATAAACATTTGCCTGCATGAGAATACAACACGTAGACATTAATTATGTGAACCAAATATGGCCGCAGGTGGAGAAATTCATCGAAGCGGCCTTGGCATATCAAGATGACTACAGTATTGAGCATGCCAAAGTTTATGTAGCAAACGGCACGTGGACGCTGGTAGTAGCGTTAGATGATACGGGCAAGATTCACGGCGCTGCGACAGTTTTGTTTTACAACCGCCCAAATGACCGTGTGGCATTTGTTATAACGATGGGCGGTAAGTTAATTACAGGGCAGGAAACATACGCGCAGTTTTCTGACCTACTAAAGGCATTTGGCGCTACATACATTGAAGGTGCATCGCGTGAATCCGCTACCCGACTTTGGGAGCGCTTTGGCCTAAAAGAGAAGTACAGAATTGCTGGAGCAAGGCTAACTACATGAATAATTATGGGAAACCAGAATGGTTTGGGGGTAATACGGACGCTTTAAGTATGTACCGTATGCTGGTAGACCTTGCGCATTTGTGGGATGACTTGGTTGACAAAGACAAGGATGTGGGTGAGTTAGAAATAAACAACTCTTTCCTTATCTGCCTTGTCTATTTGCCGCTAAACCCGTTTTATCAGCAGATACAGCGCGATGTGATGCCAATGTGGATAACCGTGGTGTCCTCGTATCAGACCGCGAATAAGTTTGAGCGCGAGAAAGATGAACGTGGGTTAGAAGCAGCGCACATGCTTAGGTATGCCGCTGGAAATATCTTAGCCTATGCAATACATGTATGTGTTGGCCCAGAAAAAGCCGCAGAGTACGTACCGGAAATGTG